CTGAATCACACTAAGCATTGCTAATTTAATTTCATCTGAAGAAAACTTTTTAAGTCGCGCTTTTACTTTGTCTAACCAAACACTAGGCTTAATGTCTGCTGATTTGTTTTTACCGTGATGGTTATTCCAGTAATCAATCAAATCATTTGCTTCGTTTTCTTTTTCTGATTTAATTAATTGCTGTTCTGTTTTTTTACAAACACCATAATTTTCTAAAAGAACATAACCACGTATATATATAAAAGGTATCGGGTAATGGTCTCGGGTATCGTGTGTGTGAGAATTTCTCACAAGTTGATATGAGTTTTTCTCACAAGTTTGTGAAAATTTCTCACAAGTTGGTGTTTTTACCTTATGAGAATTTCTCACAAGTTCTGATACTGCTAGTACCTCGCATTTATCCATTTTGATCGTGATTGTGTTGGTCTTTCGGTCTTGACCTAAGATGAAAATCAAGCCTTTTGCTTTTAAACCTCGGATCGCGT